CAATCTTGCGAAGACGGCATTCATTGGCCTGACGGGCATCGCCGGAGTGAACGCCTTCGTTGGCATGGTCAACGGCGCGATCGCGGCGAAGAAGGGCCTTTATGACCTGAGCCTGCAGACGGGTATCAGTGTCGAAGCTTTGAGCGCCATGGGTCGGATCGCGAAGTACAGCGACACCAACCTCACTGACGTGGCCGCCGCGAGCAACAAGCTGAGCAAGGCGCTGTTCACCCAGAACGAAGACAGCAAGGGTGCCGCCCAGGCGATGAAGGCGCTAGGTCTCGACTTCGATGCATTCAAGCGCCTGCAGCCTGACCAGCAGATGCTGGCAGTGGCCAGGTCAATGGATCGCTTCGAAGATGGCACCGGGAAGGCCGCCGCGGCGCAGCTGCTCTTCGGCAAAGCTGGTGCGCAGCTGCTGCCCTTCCTGAAGGAGATGGCCGACAAGACCGAGCTCGTAGGCAAAGAGACGACCGAGAGCGCCAAGCAGGCCAAACAGTACGAGGACAACCTCAAGAAGCTGAAAGCTGCTGGAGACGAATGGAAGCGAGTTCTCGTCAACGAGATGCTTCCACCGTTGACGGACTTCACTACCGCGCTTGTAAGGGCCCAGAAAGAGCACACGATCTGGACGACGTTGCTCGGCCGAGCCAGCGGCAACGCGAAAAACTACCTAGGGATCAGCGACTCCGACCAGCAGGCAAAGCAGCTACGTGACTTGGCGACCGCGCAAAGATTCGCGATGAAGGAGTTTCAGCTGGCGTCGGCAGAGCTCGAGGCCAGCCCGGGAAGCGCCGGGCTGCAGAAGAAGGTCGCCGACGCACGCTCGAGGCTGACCGGCATCTTCGAGCAGTCAATGGCTTTGTCCGATGCGATGAAGGGCGCAGTGGCCACGCAGCCGCTCTTCAACGATCGGCGATTTTCCGGCGAGGTGAAGGGCGCATTGGCATTGAAAGACACGGACGCCGACGGCCGTGTTCAGAAGATCGCGGATGCCTATCCCGCGCTGATCGCGCGCATGAAGGAAAAGCAGGAACTCGAGACCCTCGAAGACCAGCTCAGCCGGCGTCTGACGTCTGGTGAGAAAGAGGCGCTCGACGTGATGGTCAAGGTGCGCGACAACCAGATCAAGCTCACCGGCGGCCGCGCGCAAGAAGTGTCGAAGGTTCTCGAGACGATGCTGGCGACGGAGAAGCTGAACAAGCAGCGCGAAGAAGAAGTCAAGTGGCTTGAAGAGACCCGACGCGAAAACGCAGCCCTGGTCGAAAGTGAAATGCGCCGCGTGCACCAGCTGGTCGAAGAGACTGCGGCGATCCAGCGCCAGGTCGAGGAGTACGGCCTTACGGCCGAGCAGCTCGAGGCGCTGACATCTGCGCGCCTGCGCGACACCGCGGCTGCGCTGCTGCAAAAGCGTGGCGTCGAAGACTTCAATCCAACTCAGGCCGCGATGAACCGCCTGCTCGAGCAGCAAGCGCAGGCCTTGCTCGATAACGCGGCCGCGCGCGACGTTCTAGCCGCGAAGATCGCGCGCGACCACAACGATCCATACGCCGGCGCCGACCGGGCGGTGCGCGAGTACATGCAGGACGTGGAGCGTGCTGGCGACTCGACAGCTGTGGCCGTTCGCAACGCGATCGGCGGCATCGAAAATTTCGGCACGAGCCTACTGACCACAGGCCACGGCGACATCAAGGCCTGGGTGACGATGGTGATCAGCGAGGTGAACCGGCTGTACGTCGTGCGGCCTCTTCTGGCCAGCATCTTCGGGGGCAGCGGCGGTATGGGCGGTAGTGGCTTCGGCGGCACGTCCGGCGGCGGCCTGATCGGCAGCCTGATGGGTGCGCTGCGCTTCGGCGGATCTTCGAACAACCCGAGCGCTGCGAACTACGAGAACAGCTTCGATCTGATGAACGGCGCCGGCGGCAGCGGCGGCGGGTTCCTCGGTTCCATCGCCAGCCTCTTCTCCGGCTTCTTCGCCGGCGGCGGCTATATCCCGCCAGGTCAGTGGGGCATCGCCGGTGAGCGCGGTCCTGAGCCGGTGTTCGGCGGCCGCACCGGCGCCACAGTGCAGGCGTCTGGACAAGGCGGCTCGGCGCCGCAGAAGGTGGTGCACGTCGGCGGCATCTACGTCAGTGTGCCGCAGGGCACGTCGCGCGAAAGCGCCACGCAGACAGCGGCCGCCACCGGCCAGGCCGTGCAGCGCGCACTGGCGAGGTTCACATGAGCGGCGTGTTCATGGAGTCGCCCTCGTTCCCGTCGGACATCAGCCAGGGCGTGACGTTCGGGCCCAAGTTCGTCACCGCGGTGGCCACGGTGCCGGGCGGGGCCGAGCAGCGCAACAAGAATCGCGCAACCTCGCTGTGCGAGGGCGACTGTGCCCACGGAGTGAAGAGCCAGACCCAGCTCGCCACGCTGATCAAGTTCTTCCGCTCGGTGGGCGGGCGCTATGCGGGCTTCCGGTTCAAGGACTGGAGCGACTTCCAGTGCGCGCAAGGCGATAGCGCGGTGACGCTGATCGCCGGCGGGACGAGCCAGCTGCAGAAGGTCTACCAGTCCGCAATCGGCTTCAACGAGACCCGCTCGATCAAAAAGCCGGTAGCCGGCACGGTGGCGGTCTATAACAACGGCGTTGCGCTCACGCCGACGACGAACTACACGCTGGACACGACGACTGGGATCGTGACCTTCGTGGCGCGGGCATCGCGCAGCATCACCGGGGTCACCGTCGGCGCCACGACGCAGGTGACGCTTGCGAGCGCGATCGGCGCCGCGGTTGGCAACTCGCTGTACCTGACCGGCCTGACCGGCGCAGACGCGGCCATGCTCAACGGGGGCACGTTTGCGATCACCGCCATCGCCGGCGCCGTCTACACGCTCAGCGTCAACACCGCCGGCAAGACGATCACCGCCACCGGCACCGCCGCATGGTTCTACGGCGGCACGGGCGACGCACTCACCTGGGCCGGTGAGTTCGACGTGCCATGCCGGTTCGACACCGACCACATGGCCACGAGCATCCAGGACTACCAGATCTACGCCTGGAACCAGATCATGATCAAGGAAATCCCGCTGTGAAGACGCTCCCGGTCGCGCTTGCTGCACACCAGGCGCTCGGCACGACGACGATCGCATGGGCGCTCAAAGTGGTGCGGCCTGACGCCGTCGTCTATGGCTTCACCTCCGCGGCTGCCGACGCGACGATCTCGGGCGTGCTGTACAGGAGCGCGCCCGGCCTCGACGTGACGGGCCTGTCGCTGAGCGCCGGCATGAACGTCGACAACCTCGAGCTCACCACGCTCGACGACGGCACCGTGTTCACCAAGGCCGACGTGCTCGCAGGCGTCTGGAAGAACTCGGCCTTCGTGCTCTTCCGGTACAACTGGGCCAGTCCCACCGACGGCGTCGACGTGATGATGGCGGGCAATCTCGGCGACGTCGAGCTGCGCCGCAACACCGTCTGGTGCGAGCTCCATGGCCTGCAGCGCATCCTGCAGGAGCCGGTGGGCAACGTCAGCACCAAGAACTGCCGCGCGCGCCTGGGCGACTCGCTGTGCACGAAGGACCTGACCACTTTCACGAAGACCGGCACGCTGACCTCGGTGACCGATGCGCAGGTGTTTCGCGACAACACCCGCGCCGAGGCGGTGGACTACTTCACCGAGGGCACGATCACATTCAACGCCGGCATCTACACCGGCCTGCCGCTGAAGGTGAAGGCCTATGCATCGAATGGCACCTTCACGCTGGCGCTGCCGATGATCACGGCGCCGCTCGTCGGCTATACCTACACCGCGGTGGCCGGTTGCCAGAAGCGCCTGGCTGAAGACTGCGCGACGAAATTCAGCAACGTGCTGAACTTCCAGGGCGAGCCTCATCGGCCGCTGATGGACGACCTGACCAAGGTCGCCGAGGCGGCCGTATGAGCTGGGGTGCGCAGCAGTTCGCCGGCCCGCGGGCGTTCGCCCGGCACATGCTGGCCGGCGATCGCCTGCAGCTGCGGCCGCTGTTCGACTCGGCGCACGCGTTCGCCGGCATCGCCACCGAGTCGGTGGTGTTTCGTGAAGGCTGCTGGCAGGTCGAGCTGGTGGCGATGCTGCCAGGCGCCGTTGTGCCGCGGCATCGCCACAACCGCGTCGACAGCGTCGACCTGGTGCTCGGTGGCACCGGGCGCGGGGACGTTGCCGGCCGCCCGCTGGGTGCGCCGCAGCGCGGCCGCCTGGCGGCGAACCTGGTGCGCGTGCCGAAGGGTCGATGGCACGGCGGCCAGGCCGGCGAGCAAGGCGTGCTCTACCTGTCGTTTCAGCAATGGGATGGCCCGCCGGGCCTGATCTCCGAGGATTGGGAAGCATGGCCACCCGAGCAGAAGTAGTCGCCGCGGCGCGGTCGTGGATCGGCACGCCGTTTCACCACCAGGCCGAGCTGAAGGGGGTGGGCTGCGACTGCGGCGGGCTGCTGCGCGGCGTGTGCATCGAGCTCGAGCTGTTCCCCGCCGACTATCGCAGCCTGCCCGAGGCGCAGCCTTTCGTCGGCTACGCGCGCAGCCCCGACGGCGAGTCGATGGTCAAGTGCTGCGAGACCTTCATGCGGCCGATCGAGCGCAGCCAGATGCAGCCGGGCGACGTTGTGCTCGTGCGCTGGGACGTCGACCCGCAGCACGTGGCCATCCTCGGCGACTACCGGCATGGCGGGCTGTCGATCATCCATGCGCTGGGCACGCGCGACGGCCGCGGCGGCGTCATCGAGACGCGGCTGATGTTCAGCAGGGCGATGGCCTTCGTCGCCGCCTACGCATTGCGCGGGGTGGCCTGAGATGGCGCAGCTCGTTCTCGCCACCGCCGGCGCGGTGGTTGGTGGCCTCTTCGGCATGCCGCAGCTCGGCTGGGCGATCGGCAGCCTGCTCGGCGCCGCGATCGCCGGCGGACAGACGCAGAAGTCGCAGGGTCCGCGCCTCGGCGATCTGAAAGTCACTGGCACCGAGTACGGCCAGGCGATCCCGTACATGCGCTCGCACACCCGCACCGCGGGCCAGTTGATCTGGGCCTCGACACGGCGCGAGATCGCGACGACGACGACCCAGGGCAAGGGCGGCCCGAGCGCGGAGACCACGACCTACACCTACGAGGTCGACGTGCTTTACCTGCTGAGCGACAACGAGATCGCCGGCGTCTCGCGGATCTGGAACAACGGCAAGCTCGTGTACACGGCGCTCGCCGCTTCGACCGTGGCAAGCGTGGCGGCCAGTAATGCCACCGAGCAGTGGACGCGCGTGACGGTGTACGGCGGCGCGGCGTCGCAGCTGCCCGACCCGACCTACGAGGCCGCCGTCGGCGCGGCGAATGCGCCGGCCTATCGCGGCCGCGGCACGCTCTTCATCGAGGGGCTGCAGCTCGGCAGCAGCGGGCAGATCCCGAACCTGACGTTCGAGGTGTGCGTGACGGCCACGCAGACCGGTCAGGTGGCCGCGTCGAACCTGTGGCGCAACATGCCGGCGACCGACGGCTTCGGCGTACCGGGCTTCAGCGAAAGCCAGTACATCCTGCCGGTGATCCTCAGCGGTGACCTGAACTACTACGCGGTGGACGGCGACACCGCCACGCTTTCGTCCACCTACGCGCCGCCGAACGGCAACTTTATCCAGGGCGTGAGCGACGAGAGCTGCGTCTGCACGTACTACTCGGGCACGCCGCTGGTGGTGACGATCACATGGGGCGAGAACGCATCGTCGTCGTCGTTCACCAACGGCACCTCGGGCTTCAACTCGCCGAACAACTTCGCCAAGCGCGGCGACGTGGTGGTGATGAACAACACCACCACGGGCAAGCTGCGGCGGTTCACGCGCGCCGGCGGCGCGGCCGGCGCGGTGACGGGCGGCACCTACTCGATCTACTCGTTCGCGATCGGCACGAGCCAGGTCTACGCACTCGACGACACCTGGGTCAGCGTGTATGTGTTCACGACGACCACGATGGCGCTGGCCGCCACGCTGAGTGCGCCCGAGCCCGGTATGTCTGGCGTCGTGATGACGAACGACGCCGGCGACCTGTTCTGCCAGAAGGGATACAACCTCTACAAGTGGGACGGCAGCGCCTGGTATCTGTTCTCGGCGATGGCATCGACGCTCGGTGACAACCACGGCATCGGTCCACGCAATTCGATCGTCGGCAACGTGCTGTACACCGTGCAGCCCGACACGGGTGCCAATCTGTGGAAGCTTACCAAGGGCGATATTGCGATCGTGCTCGCGCCATTGAACGAGAGCGTGGCCAGCGTCGTCAGCCTGTTGTGTCTGCGGGCCGGACTGAGCGCCGGCCAGTTCGACGTGACGGCGCTGTCGAGCATCACGCGCCAGGTGCGATCGCTGGCGATCTCGCAGGTGGGCAACACGCGCGCGGTTCTCGAGCTGCTCGCCACGGCGTATTTCTTCGAGATGGTGCTCAGCGACAAGCTGTACTTTCGGCCGCGCGGCGCTGCCTCGGTGGCCACGATTCCATACGCCGACCTCGGCGCGAGCAGCAACCCCGAAGGCGCGGCCGAACCGTTCGCCTTGCGGCCGCTGAACGATCTCGAGATCCCGGCCGTGGTGACGGTCAACTACATCGACGTCGACGCGGACTACGAGCGCGGCGCGCAGAGCAGCGATCGCCTGCGCAGCACGAGCAAGACCACGAGCAGCGTCGACATCGCGCTCGGTCTGACGGCTTCCGAAGCCAAAGGCATCGCCGACACGATGGTGCTCGACCAGATCGCGAGCGCGCTGACGACCAAGATCGCGCTGCTCGACACCTATGCCGCGCTCGAGCCGACCGACCCGGTTGTCGCCACGGCTGAAGACGGCAGCACGTTTCGGCTGCGCCTGGTCAAGCTGAACGCGGCCGCCGGGGTGCGCGAGTTCGACGCGGTGATCGACGATGCGTCGGTGCTCACCAGCGCGGGCATCACGATGCCCGCGGCGACGTCGAGCATCGTGGTCGCGGCGCCGGCCGACACGGTGCTGAACCTGCTCGACATTCCGATCTTGCGCGATGCCGACGACGACCCGGGCTTCTACGCCAGCGCCAAAGGCTCGACGTCGCCATACGCCGGCGCGGCGCTGTATCGCAGCCCCGACGACGTGAACTATGCGCAGATCGCAACCATCACCGAGTCAGCGGTCTCGGGCACGGCGAGCACGACGCTCGGCGACTTCGCGCCCGGCGATGCGGTGATCGACGAAGTGAACTCACTGACCGTCAACGTCGGTGCCGGCCAGCTCGCCGGCACCACGCGCACCACGCTCTTCACCGATGTGTCGGTGAACGCGCTGCTGGTGGGCAGCGAGATCATCCGGTTCCTGAACGCGGCACTGGTCAGTACAGGCGTCTACACACTGACAGGCCTGCTGCGTGGCCAGCGTGGCACCGGCTGGGCCATCGCTGGCCACGCAGCCAGTGAGCGCGTCGTGCTGCTCAAGACGACCGGCCTGCGCCGGCTGTCCGAGGAGGCCAGTGCGATCGGCGTCCCGACCTACTACAAGGGCGTGACGATCGGCCGCCGGCTGAGCACTGCCACGGCGCAGGCCTTCGCCGACACTGGCATCGGCCTGAAGCCCTTCAGCCCGGTTGACCTGCGCGTGGCGCGCTCGACCGCCGGCGACGTGACGCTGTCGTGGAAGCGCCGCACGCGGCTCAGCACCTCGGCGAGCAGCGTGCCGCTGGGCGAGTCGAGCGAGTCGTACTCGATCGACATCTATTCGGACAGCAGTTTCACGACGGTACTGCGCACGTTGACCTCGACGACCCAGTCTGTCGTGTACACGCAGGCGCAGCAGGCGACGGACTTCGGCAGCCTGCCGAGCTCGATCTCGTGCAAGGTGTACCAGGTGAGCGACGAGGTGGGCCGAGGCTACCCGCTGCAGTCCACGGTAAGCACCGACAACGGCGTGGCCGTGTTCGTGCCCGACACCCTCAACCCGCGCCCGATCGTGCTGCTCTCTGCCGGCGACCAGTGGCTGGCATCGCGTGAGGGCACGTCGGGTGGATCTCGCTCTCTGGGCCTGTACACCTACTCGCATCCCGACACCGAGGCGCTGCTGCTGGGTTTCACCGGCGCGAGCGCCACGACACCCTATCTGCTGGGCCTGGCGCTGACGGCAAGCAACCCGAGTACCGGCGCCTTCGTGCTGTACCTGCGCGCCCAGACGAACCCGTCTGGCTTTCGCAAGATGTTCTATGGCGTGCTGCCCGGCAGCTGCCTGCAGGTGACGCCGAGCTTCATGACGGCCACGCCGCCGATCGGCATCTGGTGGACGGGCAGCGAGTTCCGCGCGCTGCTCAGCGATGGCCACGTCTGGTCGAGCACCACCGGTGCCACGTGGGCCGACCAGGGCGCGAGCTCGGGCGGGCCGAGCAGTACGGCCGGCAACCTGAGCGGCGCCTACATCGTGGTCGTCGGCACGAAGCTGGCGATGAAATTCGAAAACTCGGTCTACACCTGCAGCTCGACCGATGGCATCACCTGGACCGCGGCCACCGGCGACGTGGCCTCGCTGCCGACGGCGACCTACAGCGACTACTTCGCGTTGGTCGGCATCGCCAGCACCGGCAGCCGTGCCGTGCTGATCGCCTACGGCAAGAAGCCGAGCGACGGCACCACCTACGGCCTGGTCTACACGAGTACCGACGGCGCGGCCTGGACGAAAGTCGAAGAGACGAACTACTACGGCCCGAGTGTTTTCAGCCGCAGCAGTCAGTTCAACGGCGCGGTGACCACATTCAACGGCGACTTCCTGTGCGACCTGTGGCCGGCCGTGCCGGGCAGCGCGCAAGCCGACATCGCCACGCTGCACGACTTCGGCGGCGGCGTGCTGCTCGAGTACGCCTACAAGGCCGAGCTCGCCGGCATTGGCGGCTCGAGCGCAGTGCTGGCCGCGGGCCTCGGCACGACCGGCTTCGCGCTCGACACCCTGTACAGCACCACCGACCTGGCCGCGTTCTCTGGCCTCATCTGGACGGAATGATTCATGACGACCCTGCAGACCTGGACCAATGCGCAAGCCAACCCGGAAGTGCCGGTCAATGAAGACTTCGAGACGCTGAGCTGGGCCGCGCTGTTCGGCAAGCGCCAGCCGGTGACGACGGGGTTGACATGGGGCTACTACGGCACCGACGGCTGGCCGGTGAACGGCGTGCCGACGGCGATCGCCAACGGCACCGTGTCGCTGACGGCGAGCACGACGAACTATGTCGAGGTGAACGCCGCCGGTACCGTGAGCGTGGCCACGAGCCGCAGCGCCGACAAGGCGCCGCTGTACAAGATCGTGACCGGCGCGAGCGCGGTCACCACGGTGACCGACGAACGCGACGCATCGAAGCTTCGCCGCCTGGCCTACGGCCGCGCAACGCAGGCGATGGCCGATGCCAACAAGACGCTGACCCAGGACCAGTCGCTGTGCGACAGCGTCGAGCTCACCGGCGCACTGACCGCGCTGCGCGATGTGATCGTGCCGACCGTGCGGCGGATCTACACCGTGTTCGCCAACGTCACCGGCGGCTTCGGCGTGCGGGTCAAGACATCGGGCGGCACCGGCATCACGGTGGCCGACGGCAAGCGCGCGATCGTCGAGTGCGACGGCACGAACGTCGTGCGGGTGACTGCAGACGTCTGAACGCGATTCTCAGCAGTAGCAGGAGTAGTACATGAGTGCAGATCTTTATCACACGCGGTTGTGCTGGGATGGGCGCCGCGGCATCGCCAAGATGGGCGGTGTGCAGGTGGAGCTGAAGACCGCGCCGCCGATGCCGCTCGTGCCGCACATGGCGGAAATTGACTACGCGCCACAGGTGCACGTCGCGCAGCTGCGCGAGAGCGCGGGCGCCTGGCGCGATATGACGGCGAAAGAGATCGAAGCTGCGATGGCGCTGCTCGGCGATGTGGCCATTGCCGCGCGAACGCCGCTGGCCGTGGGCTCAGCCACCACACCGGGAGAAAGCCGATGACCGACATGACCACCGAAGAGCGCCTGGACGCGATCGAGCAGCGCCTACAGCGCGGCAGCGAGCACATGGCGTTGATCGACGGGGCGATCGCTGAGAACACGACGCTCACTCGAGAGGTGCGCGACGTGCTCGACGCGTTCAAGGGTGGCATGAAGGTGCTCGGATGGCTAGGCACCGGCATGGGCTGGCTGGGCAAGATTGCCGCGGCCGTCGTTGCGATTTGGGGCTTCATCTACGCGATCACCCACAACGGTTCACCCAAATAGGAAGGGACTCATCATGCTTGCACTGCTTTCGATGTTCGGCGGCGGCCTGTTCCGCTTCCTGCCCGAGCTGCTCAAGTTCTTCAATGCGAAGCGCGATGCGG